AGCTTTGATTGCCTCGTTCTCTCTATCCTTCGCCTTAAGCCTACCGTCCCATGAAGCGGTCTTGTGCTTCTCCTGCTCATACAAAGCCTTGTAGTCGGTATCGGCATCATCGACGTTATTAGACTCAGCACCATCTTTAGCCTGGTCTTTTTCATCGCCAGTAACATCGACATCATCAACCGTGAGTACGGTTTCACCAGCATCATCTGGATCAGCCTCAAACTTATCAGGCACCGCAACACCATCTTCAATCAACGCTTCTCTGAACAGGTCATCGAAATTCAATTCAGCCAATGTAGTAACCTCCAAGCCGGGTTCCGCATAGCGAAGTGTCCAGCTTCTAACTTGTGGTATATAAGAAAGGGGAGCCTAAACTATAGACTCCCCTTAATTACTGCGAACTACGCTTCTAATGCTATTTATATACGCCTTGCTATTTTAGCGTTACCTATGTGATCGGAGAGCTATAGCTTACAGACTGCCTAGTTACTCTGGTATAATCTTCTATTAAGTCGCTAACCATGCGTAACTTGCCCTGTATGATAGTACGGTGATCTGCGTTCTCCTCAAAGATCATGTCTGCGATATACTTCTCTTTGATCTCTCTTAGGTCAGTGACTACATAACTAAGCGTGCTACTACCTACCAATGTGAGTATCTCGTTATATGTACTACTGTTGTGTGGCAGCATTAACTAGTACCTCCCTCTGTGCGGCTTGCATAGGATCGTCATAGTCACCAAGTCCACCTTCATCCAGTGTATCAATGTGACTAGCCTTGACTCTCTGCTCAAGCTGCTTGATGTATGACTGAAGCTCCATAATAGCCTGTTGCATCATTTGCATCTGTTGCGCCTGTTGCTGACCACTGGCTTGTTCGGCTGCAATAGTCTCATCTGACTTGACAGCCATCTCTCCAAGGTCAAGGCACTTGACTATCTCCCTATGCAAATATGGCCGATTGACCATGCTGGCATCGAGGGGGTTAGCTGTAGACTGAAGGTAGCTAATCAGCTTTTCAGCACGCACTTCTTTAGCGATTAGTGAGGCAGACCCTTCAGCAGATACTTCAAAGTCACCCTTGATATCGGGGTTGTCACCAAGTTCCATGTTCCAGAAGTACATATTACGAATGAACCGTTTCACTACGTAGTCATCAAGGCATCGCACTTGTTCTTTCACCACGGTGACTGACTGACCCAACATCATAGACAGGCCACCCATTGTACGCCCTGCTCCCTGCATACCCTGTGCTGAACCGTGTAGGTATTTAGGAATAGCACTAGACTCATCTGCGAGAGTAGAGAACAGGTTGATAAGCTGGATATACAACTGAGCGTTAGACTGAATTGTATGTACGCGAATAGCGGGGTGCTGAGCTTCAATGCCACGACCACCACGGTATACGGTTGTCCACGGCCCTATGTTGTCAAGGTTTTGACCGGGGGCTATAAGGTCTTCGTTCACTTCGTAGACGGGACCAGCAGAGCCAGCGGTGTTATCACAGAGGGCACGCACAGCAGCGTTAAAGAGGCGCTGAGTATCACGCATCACTACGGGTACACCTTCACCAAATATACAAGTCTCGTCTTTGTTGTAGTAGTACCAGTAGTAAGGGATACCAATAGACTGCACTTCAGCTATCTCGAATTTGATTACCTTGTCGCGCAACATCCATACGTTAGCGAGTAGTTCAAGCCCATCAAGTTCGGCAGGGAGATCATACCCAGAGTCGCGTATATCCTCTGCGTCAATGGAACCCCAGAACTCAATGACCTCATATCGCTTCTTACGCTCCGACATATAGTCAATACGTTCATTAGGATTAGTACGCTCAGAGTCGAGAGTCCTAAGCTCCTGCTCGTAGGTTTTGTAGATAGCAGTACCGTTCTTATTAGTCTTGATATGCTCCATAATGGCTACACTATCGAAGTCCTCACGGTTGCTAAGCTCAACAAGCTCACTACGGGGCATCACGTGCCGCTGGAACACGAAGCGTAGATCGTCAGGTTCAGTAGCCGACATATCGGGGTAGGTATCCCATACAGAGGTAGCTTCGATGTAGGGTAGCATCTTCTGTTCAGTCTTCATTACCCAATTACCATCTTCGCCCATTACCCACGACTTAGCGTCCTTATAGTCTACTAGTGGTCCCTTCATCACACCAGTTCCGTAGAGGTTCCCTGAGTGGACCACTTTTCGCATTACGTCACGATAACGCGCTTCTGTGAGCTGGTCCTTAATGCGCTTACTCATCAACGCTGACCTACCCTTGGCATCCTCCATTACAATCATAGCTATGTCTTCGGGAGTAGGTGGACGTTGGTTCTTCTCAGCCCAGGCTGTAGCCTTCGCGTTCACTATCTCAAATGGTAGCTCAGGCTCAGGTGATGGCTTGATAGTCCAGTTCATCTCTTCGGACGTAGGGAAGTTAAGGTCCATGATCCTAGCATCAACAGCTTGAATCTTAGTGCGAGTAAGCCCAATGAATGCGTTAGCCTTACCTTTGGTCATGTTGGCCCTAACGTGAGAGGGGTAGATGCCCTTGTACTGGCGAAGATCGTCTAGCCACCTGAGTTCCATACCGCTCCGCTCAGCCTCAGTGACGATCCAGAGCGAGTGGAGGTGCCCACCTAAGTTGAAGCCGTCCAGTGACTCGTCAGTGGGCAATGCCGGGGTGTCTGGGGTTTCCTCCGTGCCAGTGATTCCATTTGGGTCTACGCCCTGTTGCGCCCATAGATCGCCTGGGGGCTGGGGTGTTAAATCTTTAACACTGGGGTCGATTGGGGCTGTGAGTGAAGTGGAAAGTGTGCCGCCGTTGGGTGGCAGGGGAGCCGCTGAAAACGTGCCAGTGCGCTTACGTTGCATCATTTAGCACACACCTTCGTAACGATAACCTTCCATTATAACATTACACATAGCATTACATTTCATATCTATCATTACCTTTATGTTAGTTAGTATCCTGCACATGAGTCGGCTGGCGTGTATGTACCGCGTCCCTCTGAGCTTGTACCTTTACGCAACTTAGCCTTATCAACGCGCTTCTTCTTTTCCTCAAACGCTAGTGCCAAGTACTGTAGTGCATCGTGTGGATGTGAGTACTCGTTTTTGTCAGGTGTATCTTTGAACTTGCCGCTATTAGTCTGAATGCGTTTATACTGGTATCCACCAAGGAACCCCTTGCGTAGTGACCTACACTTCGTACTAAGGGAAAACGCTGGCTTTCCATCCACCAACTTATTAAGGAACCCAGCTACGGCTTCACGCCTTGCAGTAGGATCGTTAGTCCATGCTGGGTCTGTAGGGATACCAGCTTCAGCTAGCTCCTGTAGGCATGTAGCTTCGTTATTCTGTCCACGCTGAACACCAGCCGGATCACCCACTGACATTAGATCGAAGTCCTTATAGTGACTTGACAAATGTGGTATGACAACCTCATTTGCAAATTGACGGATACCCATACCTTCACTTGTAAGTTCATCGATAACTAGTAACCTACCACGTGACGTAAGCTGTCCAATGATACAGCAGGGCGTTAGGCCAAAGTCCCAGCCTAACATAAGTGGCTGTCCCTTGATAGGAGTAATAGGCACTTCGGCTGCACAGTGTATTGAATCTGTATACTCAGGGTAAACTGGTTTGCCATCAATGACACACCCATAGTCACCCATGATGTACACTTTGATCCATTCAGCTTGTTTACCGGGTATCTGCCTAGTGTAGTATTCATAACCAAGGCTGTGATTGCGTATGTTCTCAGCCGAGGGGTTGGGGTAGTACTTGCCATCTTTCAACAACAATGCCGCTGGTTGTCTAAAGAACTTATACCCTACCGGACGTTCCTCCTCAGCTAGCCTATAGTACCAATGATCTTCGTCCATGGGGTTGGTATCCATTATTACGCCAGACCACGGCACTACACCTTTGGGCATAGACTTCATTCCAGGGTAACGACCTACGCGACCTGTGAGCATATCGAGTACTGACTTATCAAGTTCCTTGGCTTCGTTCATCCATCCAGCAGATAGTTCTAGGGACAGCAGCTTTTTTACGTCAGCAGGTCTATCTAATGCGAGGAAGATAACCTCTAAATCTAACCCAGTACCATCGCCAATATCTGCTAACTTCAATGTGCCAGTAATGGGTATATCCCATCTGATCGGGCATACGTTCTCCGGTAGCCAGTCTTGCCACGACTTGATGAGGGTTGACTTTAGCTCAGGATATGTGTTACGTATACAAGCCCACCTTGAACGCCTAACTCCATCTATACATGCTGGCTGTGACAGTGACTTGGATATAATTTCCATAATACACGCTACAGACTTGCCGCTACCAATCGGCCCCATGATCCCACGTACAAAATCCTTGCGCCTATGAAACTGTTGGGCGGTAGGCTCTGCTATATAGTTGATCTGCATTACATCACACTAACACTAGAGCGTACCAGCATCATCATAGCTGACCTCTAGTGTCTCAGTGTCCAAATATATCCTACCAATCCTATCTTCCCACCACTCAGCCTGGGGACCGTTATACTTCTCAGGATTGAAGTTACGCTCCTTCTTACGCTTACCTACCCAAGCAATCCTTCGCGCTGATTCTTCATCCTTATATGTCTTACCCATGTGCTATAATTCTCCTAGCAGTTGTAGATACTAAAAAAGGGTAGAGGTGTTAGCGCACCCTCTACCCTATACTATCGAAGTGGAGTGACGCGAGGTGCGCCTTGTGCTCTACTTAATGACGCCTGTTTGCTTCGCCTTACCGAAAAGCAGCGCGAAGAACTCGATAACCTTATAGAGCTTACCCCAAATACTGGTGGGGGAGGGGGTACGTGTACCAGCCGTGATGATAGAAGCCCCAGTTACAACCGCAGTTGCAATGTTAATTACTTCGGGAGTGACCTCAATGATCTCACTGAGATCCTGTTCAATAGCCATGATGAATTACCTCATACTGTTAAAGTGTTAGCATATTTGAAAGCGGACTTGTGGTTAATCGACAAGGGAGTAGCCACACTAGCTTACCTTAGTTGCGCGTCTTAGACGGCGACGCCTACGGCCCTAGATGGTGCTATACGCGCCCGAAGCCACCACTACGCGCTTTGGTGTGTAAAATATAAAATTAGACATAGGGTACTGGCACCCATGCTGGAATGCGATATGTGTAAACCGAAGTGTG